GTTGCTGGTTGATTTCTTTTTGCGTTATAGTTAATAAGCCTCGCCAACCTTAGAACAGAGTTTCTTCTTTCCGCTGTCTCTAGGAAATTTTCTCTTGCATTTAAATCAACTCTGAATGACAATGCCTGAGATATGTATGCAATTAAATCTATTAGTGCAACATATTCAGAGCTCTCCACAAAATCATTAAAATCATCTGGATAGTTCTCTTTAAGGTAAGCCACCATTGTTCTACGTAGCGTCTCAAAGTCGTAGGATTTGAAATCTGCCTGTTGGAAAGCCTGGTAGATCTTTCTCCAATCTTCCGCAACTAATAATCTGTTTTGTCTATCTGTAGTGGCCATACTGTTTGTATGGATATTTATATATTAAATTAAGTGCGTACTTTAAGATAGGCGTAACAATGAATTTTCATCGAAATTAAATTGCAATTTCTCTGTGATATCCAATGGTACGTATGTGATTGTAGCCTGTATGGCTATGCCTTTGTCGGCTTCTGTTACCAGTATTTCTTGTGTACTAAGACGTGGATCTGCGTTGAGATTTTGGGTGACATCTTCAACTATGGCATCTTTAAGTGCTTCAGTGAATGGTTCAAATATTGCATCATATATTATTGTGCCAAATTCTGGGTTTTCAACCCTCTCACCTTTACGCACACTTAATCTGTTGATAAGATCTTGTTTGGCAACCTCAAAATCATACAATTTGAAATTACGTTTTTCAGCACGTGAACTGAAACCTTTAAAGGTTACCTTTTTATTTGATAGATCTCCTGATCCTCCGTCTCCGTAAGCCATTAATGCAATCTCCTAAATTCAACGTCAACTTTGCTGTAATCCACAGCAAGATAACCAGTGTCGGTCATGTGTGTCGCCCACGGCACTTCCTGTGCCATAACACCAATGTATCTGCCTGGTATCTGATAGTATTTAAACGAATAAATGTTAATTCCAGATGGCGACTTGCCAATAAACCTTATGTCTTCTTTTAACCTCATATCGCTAAATCTCGAGGTAAAGAAACCTTTGACTGACCCAGCGATGCTTCCTATATTTGCTGATATGTTTTGACCTATGTTCTGCAGGAACGTCTGTCCTCCCAACTGTGCCGCACTGGCGTTGTAAAGTCCTGCTTTAGTTGCCAGTTTGGTTACTGCATTCATACCAACTATCTGACCACCTACCACACTTTGATAGTTCTGCGTTATACTGTTTAGAGTTCCTATTGTACCTATGACATCTCCAGATTTCAAGTTGCCTTTCAACCCGTCTATAGTGTTCAGTGCCGTGTTAGCCGCGTCAATTCCACCAATGGCTGTCTTGCTGGCATCCCTGGCGAGTGAGAACAACTCACCAGTCTGGTTAACAAAAACATTGTCTTTGAACAGTTCAGTGCTCTTTCCAGAAAACACCTCCACTACCTGCGATGTAATAGTGTTAGTTAGATCCTTGACGTCTGAGTTGAACTCAATGCCTTTGATCTTCTCTGTGATACTTTCTTTTATATCGAATGGCAGATTGACCTTTTCTGTGATATTGTATATCTCGTTGTATTTCAAACCAAATTCTGTCAGTAACTCTCTGGCCTTAGTAGCGTTTGTACTACTGCCTATCTTCTGTTTCACATATTCTAATGCGTCCGCTTGGTACTGTGCGTCCCTAATGGCACTGTTTGCACTCAACCTGTTCTTCTGATTAATAAATTCTGGTGTGCCAGGTGTGTTGCTGTTCTTGTACCACTGTTTCTTATCGTCTGCATCTATAGGTATCACACCGTCATTGTTTATAACGCTGGCCCTGAACATTGGTTCGTGTGTAACCAATCTGTGTACAGTGGTCTTGGTCTTCCTAGTGAATTCTTGTAAAGGTTTCAAACCTTTTTGTGCTAGTTCAACATCTCCCTCGTCTCGGAGGTTAAGTCCAACACTTTCAGCGGTCAGCCCTCCTGGTCCCCACTTATCACTAGGGTTAGTTGAATTAAAATGTATCTGTCCGCCAAAACGTCCTGCAGGTCCGCCACCTGATGCCGCTAAATGTATTGAGCCACCCCTGGCTCCGTGCAACTGGCTTCCTGTGGTGTCAGAACTAATACCATCTCGACCATACGTCCTAATCGATCCTGCCGGTGAACTGGTCAGCACTGCTTTGTCACCTATGGCCAACATTACATCGGCACTCTGTATCATCTCCTTGGCAGAGCTCATCCTTATCTGACCGTTGGCGTGCATGTTAATGTTTGAATCAGAATGTAAGTTGAAGTCACCTTCTGTCCGCAGGTTTATACCACCAACACCAGAGTACACATCTATCCTTCCATTTGATTGCATCTCAATGTATGCATTTCCTGAAGCGTTCGCTATATACACAACTCCTTGAGTGTCATGCATCAGCAACTGGTGTCCGGATGCAGTCCTTAACCTTGTGAGTTGATTATTACCATTGACATCACCATCGTCCATGACGAAAGTGTGACCTACTCCCCTTGTTACGAAATCAAATTTTTTCCTGTCCTTTACACCAACAGATTGGGAAGTACTGGTACGATCCTTGGGTCCTGGTGTGCTGATTCCAAAAACTTGACTTGGCGTTTCTCTTCTTGCAGAACTTGTGGTAGTACCTCTTATTTCATCCTCACTCAATCCCTGCTTCACAAGGATATCAGCCAATGGGTGTATTGGCTTGTTTAGTGATTCGTAGTTCGTTCCAGGGTTGATTCCAGGGTTGTTCCTGTTTAGTTCACCTGCCGGGACCTTTAATGTTCCATAAGTGTTTTTTTTGTCAATGTCACTGCTGTACTGTCCAGCAGGTCCGCCAGTGCTTTTGTCCCATGTCTTTTCGCTGGCCGCAATTCCTGGCACCATGTGATTGGTAACTGGATCTTGCAGACACCCTATCCAGAACGCCTGCTCAAATTTTCCTTCCGCAAATATTACTAAAACTCTGGTACCTATGTCAGGTGGCACCGCCCAAAAACCATAACTGTGTTGACTGTGTTCGTACTTGGTTGATCCCGGTATGTTGAATTGCACATCCTTGGCGCCATAAAAAGGCGAAAGGTATTCACACGTAAAAAGGTTACTGGTTATCGGATCTGCTGTTTTGCTCAAGGCAGGAATGTTAACCTGTAGTCTGCCCATTTTTAATGGATCAATATTATTCTTTACAATACCGATGTATGGTCCTGCTTCTGCACCCAACCAATCCTTATCTGTGCCTGGTGCTTTTGATGTTGAAGCGTGTCCTTTTAAATAATCTTTACCTGCCATTATGCCATCCCATCGTTTTCTCTGATCGTCCAAATGTTCTCGTTCACACGATCCTGTCCCATTGGGTTGACACTAGTTATTACATTGTTTTTCTTCACAATTTTTTCATTGGCAGTCCTAGTAACCTTGGCATCCTGGTTGTTGAATCTTATCATGGTGAGATTTTGTGTGAACTTTCCATCAGTAAAATTATGCACCACTTTTACAACCTTGTACAGACCAGAGAACACTTGTCTTTGATCATCAGATATCTGGTACAGTCCTGTCTGATCATTTAGGTCCTGTGGTGTCTTGAACGTCAAGTTTGTTATAGGCTCTGCCACGTCATAGTTGAAACAACGTAACTTTGGATTCCATACATCGGTAAGTTCACCCCTAAAAAATGCTATGTTGGGATCTCTCGAACTACCATTTGAATTTATTGGAGTTGCTGGAATAAATTGACTTTGACCCAGCCACGCAGGATCTCCCAAAATCTCCATGTTAACCACAACCATATCAGCCTGTGGATTTGTTATTGCATCAAAGAATTGATCTAGTCTAGAGTCACCTGGGCCTGTTCTACCATCTGTAGAGGATTTGTATAATGAAGGTTCACTTTTAAGAGGAAGAAGTGATAAATGGTCTGGAATACCATCCGGTCTTACTCTATTAGTAGGAGTGCCTGTGTCCTCCTGTGTTGCATCTGTACTGGTCTCAAAAGTTCTAGCATCGTTGGCCTCGAGATCTTTTAGACGTGACTGAAAGTAGGCCACCTTATAGTTTATGTCCAGACCTAAGATATCAACGTTATCTCCTGTGAATATGTAGTTGTAGGCTTTGGCCACATATGACTTGTAATTTTGATCTTGGTGTATGCCTGCTGTGGCAAGATTGTAGGCACTGATGTAATAGGGCTCAACAACAATTTTTATTATCTTTGCATTGGTTTGACGTATTTCGTCAAAGTTTTCCGTAGGCTCGACACTGGTACGTATACGGAAATATTTGAAATAGGTGGATAATGCGGCATTTGGATTGAAACTGTTGGTTCCTCCCTTTCCAACTGCTTCGCTCCATTCTTGAAAACTTTTCGCCCCGTACTTAGGATGGGTCTTCATCATGTTTTCCAAAAGCATTGGAATACCAGTTGAGTTTGAAAATTTTATAAATGATAAATCAAATGATTCCTCACCAGCCTCCTGTAGCGTCACTGTTTGAGTCATCTCTGCTTGAGCCAACAATTTATATGAAAGTTGTTGATCTGGATCTAGTTTCTCATCAATTGATATTTCATATTTGTCCGGAAACTGATTAAACTTCGCTTTCTTCTCTTGTTCGTTCTGCTCATTCAATATTCTTTGTAATTCTACTACGGCATCTTTGAAAGTACGGGTGGTGGATTTCAGCGTTCCACTTGTCCTAGGATACATAAAGTTGTTTGAGTAAGCAAACTCATTGTATGGTATTGCCTGAATATCGTAATAAGATCCTCCCTGATTGACATCTATGTTCATTGTTACCAGTTTAATAGGAATGACTCTTTTTATAAATTCGTTTCTTTCCTTGATTGATTTTCCGTTTTCATCAAACCCCTTGAATTCAACAGTCAACATGTAAGGTGCATCTAGATGATCTAAGAATCCGTTGTTGGCCGCCGCCGCTTTGATTTTTTCTAATAGCGTTATGCCTGCAGGTTCTACCAATTCCATTTTTATGTTGGTAACACTTGTCAGACGTCTTTTCTCATTTAGTCCCGGCACAGATGTCATCTCTACATTCTTAAAATAGAGATCATTGTTCTTATTGAATTCTGTGGTGCTCCTGTTTAGGGCGTCCCGCAACGCGGCACTCTTCCTAATTGTTTCTTTTGTGTCCTCCGTGAACCTGTCTGCCCCTATGCTGTCTGGCACACTGTTACTGTTGGCGGCCGATCCTATTCCGCCACTCCTTGCTATGATGTCGTGCGGTGCACTAGAGAAGAACAATCCCGGATTACGTATCTCCTTCCTGTTCAATGCGGACAATGTGAATAGCGTGTTGTATGATGCAAACTGATGCAATACATTCGGGTCGGGCTTTACATTAACCTTTGTTGTACGTGCTTTCTCGTAGGGCGGAAGATCATATGCCATGCATTATACCCCTAAGTCTTTAAGCAGGTTCTCTTTCTTTGGCAGTTGAACCGTGACTCCTGGTTTGAAGTCATATACTGGATCTTCGATCTTGTCAGGATTACGTTGTGCGAATACCCACCACAACCTTGGTGATCCATAAAGATCGTAAGCCAAAAGGTCGGGCCTGTAGGCATATGTTCTTTCTATAGTGTAAATCTGATCATCGTCTTCTGCAGTAATTGTCCTAGGATTCAGTATGTCCAGATAGTTACCAATCTCGCCAGTCTCAAAATAAGGTGATGTGTTAGAATACTTCGCCATTAAATGAATCCTACCTCATTTGATCCTTTACCGTTTAGTTCTCCATTGACGAATTTTTTCATTGAGAATTTCTTGATTGAATCTCTACTGTAGATTGGTGTCAACAAGACAGAAATGTTTGAAAGTGTTGGTGCCCATGTCTGTGATTCTCCAGCCTCTACCGCGGCCGCTAACGTTGGATCTACCCTGCCCTCGCCGTAGCCTGTCTGTGTCTGTTTGGTTGAAATGTAATCTATGCCTGGCCTTAACTCAACGTTGAACGTGTTGATGACCACTGGCACCTTATGAAACATGTGGTCACCATAACCATAGAAGTGCATTATCGGTGGAGGGTTTCCTTTCAGACCGTCCAAGCCGCTCTCTGTTCCAAAGAACATTTTTGTTGCTGTCCTTAAAAAATTCACAGTGGCTACCCACTGTTTCGCGTCTTCAGAGTTCTGCACAGGAAATTCGCCGATTACGTTAAATGAATCAACTTGTGAATTTTGGTATGCTTGATGTGGAAAGTTGCTGTGCACCTGATCCATTGCATTGTAATTTGCACTGTGCTGAATTACTACGGCAGGTGTCAAAGGCCAGAAAATACCATTTGATTCCTTGAGTGGATTCAACAAAGGGTTGTTGTCAAAGTCAAAGAACTTCTGTAGGTCACCGGGTGGCACCTGTAATCTCACTCGCCAGTCGGTAGCATCGTTACGACCAGACCATTTTGCCCTGGCCTGTACAATCCTGGAATCAGTTGAAATACCAGCGCCTGTCAGTCTTCCTAATGTTCTATTGAATATGCCTGTCCCCACATTCTTTACTATTTTTCCTACGTCTCCAAATGCCATTTAAATGGTTGCTTTCCTTTGTAAAATTTCGTATACTTTAACTATATTTATAGGCATTATTTTAGGCGCACTTAATTCACCATACGGCACGATTCAACAGACCTGTTTGTGGTCACTTCAACGATTATAAGGGATAATTATGAAACGAGTGAAATACTTAAACAACCGAGATCTGCTACTACAGATACATGCCAGCAAGAACACATACTGTTCATATGTCACACCAGAGGACGCACAGTATGATTTAATCGTGCAAAACTTAAAAAAAGTCAACTCCGGGGCAGTAGCACAGGCGAGAAGAGCCAAAGCCAAAAGGCTGACGCAGGAAGCATGGGAAGAGGCCAAAGCGGCAGGACTTAAAAAAATTAAATTAGCGGACTACACAGTGAGTCCAAGAAAGATCGAAAAGACGGATCTAGTGTTCAGAGTAATGATGTTTGATCACATTCCTATGGACGATGACAGAAAGAAAAATCCAAAAACAACAGCGGATCATCATTCTAAAGTTAACTTCCCGCCGTTTCAACATTTCAGATATGATAAAAAAGGTAAACTAGTGTGTGTGGGCAAGTCCCATTGGATAGGTGGAATGAGCAACGGACATTTCTCCGCTGATCACGGCAAGATGACAAACCAACTAGCAATGATGTACATGAAACTCTGTGAACGTTATGGCACAAGAGCCAACTGGAGAGGGTACACCTACAACGACGAGATGCAATCACAGGCACTTATGCAACTGTCACAGATTGGTTTACAGTTTGATGAATCTAAGTCAGACAATCCGTTCGCATATTACACGGCGGCGATCACAAACAGTTTCACAAGGATATTAAACATAGAAAAAAAGAACCAAGCAATCAGGGACGATCTATTGGAATTCAACGGTATGATGCCTAGTTTCACAAGACAAAATGAGAACGAGACAGCAGGGCCGTCGTACCAAAAGAAAATGAAGACTGCACACGGTGATGTGCATGAAGTAAACAAAACCACTTTGAAAAAATTAAACAAGACACTAAAGAAAAAAGGCAAACTAGATTCTGACGATTTTGCAGAGGTCAAATTTAAAAATAAGATAGACATGACCAATCACAAACCAGTAATAAAAAAGAAATGGTAACATATGTTTTTTAAGAAAGTAGCGTGTTTTACTGATATACACTTTGGAATGAAAGGCAACAGCCGTGTACACAATGACGACTGTGAGGCTTTTGTTTATTGGTTTATAGAACAGGCAAAGGCACACGGTTGTGAGACTTGCATATTCCTAGGTGATTGGCAT